TGGAGTTGCTGGTGACATACCATCAAAACCTTCTTGGAATGCTACAACAAATTGTGCAGTTGTATCACCTACTGATAATGTACCACCATTTGATGCATCTAAACCAAATACTGAATTAGAACCTACACCTGCTCCTGTTGGAATTGGTTTTAAATAGATTGAGTTATCTGTGTTACCATCTAAATCAATACCACCATATTGTGTTGCTGATGCAGTTAGGAATGATACTGCTGGTATTTTTGAACCAATTGCTGCAGATGCAGATACCGGTAACGTATAAGCCAAATGTCCAAAAGGTACTGCTTGTACCGGTGCTGTTGTTTCTGGCATTACAACTCTAACATATTTAGAATTATTTATCCAATCACCAGTTTCGGTTATTTTACCTAAAGAATTAATTGATAATTTTCTATCACCAATTACTCTTGCGATGTAGTTAGGAGAATTTGGGTCTAAGTTTACATTTGAATAAGTTTCTAATACAATTTTTTTCTTATTAGTATCAGCGTAATCTCTTACTGTAATTGTAAATGTACCATAATCTGTTCCGTTTACTGAACCAGCTGCTTTTATATTTGAAATACCTATTTTTACTTTTGTATTTGCAGAATTACCAACACCCAATGTTTCAAATTTAAATAAATCTTCTCTTAAACCACTAATTGTTTGTGATTTAATCATTGGAGTTAAAGCTTCTTGTGCATCAAATGTAAATAATTGATTTCCCAATACATTTACAGATGCAGATGCATGTGAATCAAAGTTTATACCACTATTTTTGAAATACCCATATACATATGCATCTTTAGTACCAAATACAGAATTTCCAAATACAGATTCAACATCATTTACATCACTTGATTTTAAAGATGATGCTCCTAAAGTTGATAAAGTAAAATCACCATTACCATCGGAATCTGTCAATGTTTCACCAACAAATCCACCATTTGAACCAGTAGATGTATTAAATAAAATTGCTGCAGTTGAACCAGATACATCATATGTGATATTAAATGAACCGGTTGCTTGATAATTTGTTGCCGTTACCGATTGAGATACATATACTGCAGTCGGTGCAACCGTCAATCCACTTCCCTTTTGAGTAATGGTAATTGCAGTAATCTGACCAGATGAAATTGTTACCGATGCAGTTGGTGCGGTTGCAAATGTACCACCTATAAATTGAATAGGTGCAGTTCCTGAATTTGTTCCTGTCGATGAAGTGTAATTTGTAAGAGTTGATGATGATACTAATGTATCAATTTGTCCTAAGTTAAGTGCACTTATTAATAAAGGAGCTGTTTCGGTATATCCACCAATACCTGCTACTCTACAAATAGTTGCAGTTCCTGCTTCTCTTAAGTAATTTTGTACTGCCAATGGAGTATAATACGTTCCATCAGCTGCTCCAAATAACTGAGTAAACTCAGCTTGTGAATTTACGATTGTTGGAACTACTGGGCCTTCTAAGAAAGGGCCGATGAATGCTGCTCCAATGTCAGCCACACCTTGTTGTAAGAACGATAGGTCATTTTCTCTAGTGAATACTCCAGGAGATACTATTTTTTCTGCCATGTTATGTTTAATTTATAAAGTTAGTTTATATCTTATATAAATATAATCTTTTATCTCAAAACAACAAAATCTTATTTGTATGTTGGTGAGAAATAATCATATACTTGTCCTACTGATGTTGCCGATTGTAATGTATTGTAGAATAATACAGGTCCAATTTGTCCGTTCCAGAATGTTGTTCTTGCACTATTACTACCAATTGTTAAGAAGTTTGTAGATGATGGTGCCGTAAATGCATTTGCGGTAAATGTTCCTACTGATGTTTTATCTACATAAATTGTTACAGTTCCTGATGGTTGGAATGTTGCTGAAATCATATACCATACATTTGCAGATAATGAAGTCGTTAATTGTGCACTATTACCTAATGTACTACCATAGAATTTTACTCTATTTAAAGTAGAACTATCTGATGATTCAATTGCTAAACCATAAAAACCTGCGTAGTCAAAAATATGTCTTGATGCAACACCTAATGTTGTTGTAGGTCTTACCCACATATGAATTGTACCGGTATTAGTATTAAATTGAGATAAACCACCATTAATATTTGTGGTAGTATCTTTATACCAGAATTGATTTGTACCATTTCCTGCCCAATATTTTTCTTTTCTAGTCAAACCATTATTATATGATGGGTTACCACCTGTAATACCTGCTGCATTTGTAACACCAGCTGGTCTAACACCCGTTCCATATCCACTTAAATCTAACCAATCCGTTGTTGCTGTACCATTTGTTGATGATGCCTTAGATGGGTCGGTATATAATCTTAATCCACTTGCAGGAATCGATGGTTGAGTTGTTGTACCTTTATTATGTGAAATTAAACCATTTGAAATATATACATCGGCATTTTCCACATTTACAGTTACAATCTCAACATCTGCTTTTACAATTTCAATATTAGTAACTTCCACTTCAGTTTCATCTTGCATTACCAATCTATCTCCAGGCAATATATCACCTACATTCTTAAATTTATATTTTGAAATCTCATTATCCCAAACATATAGAGGGTGAGTTTCAGTTGATTTTATTAAACCATCATTTAAAGAAAAATATCCTTCTGCAAAGTTAAAAGTTAAATCACTAACTGTTACGTTTTGTGCTGAACCTGATAAAGTTTCTGAATGATAAAATCTCCATTCAACTTGGTCACTCTCCGGGTCTTGTGATTCATCTGGTAAGCCTGCTGGCACCCAAGATTTAATTTCATCACCAACGTTCAAATCTTCAACATTTACCATTGTACCATTTGCCAATTCTATTTGTGTACCAAATAATAAACAAAAATCTGGTTGGTTAATTGTATTATAAACATCTACTGCGTATAAAATTTTGGTACTTGCAACACCATAGTTACTTGCAGCTAAATTAAAACCATCTGCATATCCCATTGTCAATGTAGATTGTGCTTCGGAATAGTTAGATGCATTAATTGCTGCAGGAGTAATTGGAAAAGTTGGATATGTTCCCAAAGTTGCTGCACCTACTGTAAAGTTTGCATTATTAAAAGAACAAGTAAAGTTATTTATTTGTGTTGCCACTTTGGTAGCTACAAATGAACCTGATGTTCCAAATGAAAAGAATGCGTTTTCGCTTGTACTTTCTACAATATATGTAAAAGTTGGTGGAGTTACTGTTACGGAATCAAATGAAAATCCCTGCATATTTGTGTTGGATATGCCTCCATTTAATCCACCTAAAGAAACAGCACCGGTTCTCACCGAACCACTAACTGCTCTAAATAAATTTCCTAATGATAAATTTGTTCTTGCCATAATATTGTTGTTATATGTTATAAATATTTAAAAGTTTTTGTTTCCACATTTCTTTATTAGAAAAATTGGTTATCATCCAATTTTTTAATTTATTGAATTCTGTTTTACGGATTTCATAATCATCTTTGCAAATTGTTTCGTATGTTTGTTTAAATGATTCGGCACTATCTGCTTTATATTTGTAATCAAGAGGAACGTGCCATTTTTCATGTAGTATCGGAAGTTTACCCCAATCCACTGCTTCAAAAATTCCATATCCAAATGGTTCATATTCAAAGCAAGAATGAGATATCCCCCAATCAAGTCCATAAAATCTATTTTTGAATTTGAAATCAAATTTATATATTTTCGATTTTTCAAATTTATATCCGTATTTTTGTTTATAATATTTATTGAATGTTTCCGAATTAGTAGAAATAAAACTTGGTAAACCATCCATATATTCTGGATTTTTTCTACCTTCTGCTCTTGCTGCAAATCCTACATTAAACGAATCTATTAATTCTTTATTTTCTGTAAATTCATAATAATTTGGAATATGGTATAAATTTTCTGTTTCGTATGGAAAATGATATAAACCTACCCAAATTTTATTTTTTATTTTATTAATTAATTCATTTTCATATTCCCAATTACCATACCAATGCAAGTATTCACTCTTTTCCATTTGTGCCATTAAAGACACTTTTGTTAAATTGTGAAAAACAATTGAATCAATTCTTTCTAAATTATTATGAATAGCAGTTGTGGGTGTGTAGTGACCATGAAGTATATGTATTTTTCTAGCACCCTTTAAGATTCTATCAATTTCTGCTTCATTGGTTTCCCAAATATGCTCAATATCGATTGGAAATTCTTTGTAATTAACAGGTTTCTTTCTATGGAAAAGAAGAAGTGGCTTCACCTCTAAGTGTGGTGCCACTTCTTTTATCCATTCAGTTACCCATATATCAGCACCACTGTTAAACCAAGGTCCTCCAGCGGTGGTGTAGTAAACATCATACATTAAATTATAAACCTTTTTGCTTCTTTAACTCTTCTACCTGAATTGTTAAATTATCTATATTTTGTTGTTGCTCTTTAATACCTTCGATTAATAATGCAACTAATTTGTCATATTTTACTGCTTTGTAACCTGTTTCTCTTGTTGTTACTAATTGTGGTAATACTGCTTCAATTTCTTGTGCAATAACACCAACATCATTTCCTTCAAAACCATGGAACTCTTTCATATCTGCTTTCCAATCATAAGTGTTACCACTAATCATTTTGATTTTTTCAATTGGATTTTCAATTGGAGTAATGTTCTCTTTAAAGTTTTTATCTGATGTAGAGTATGCTACAACATCACCACTTGCGTCAATTCTACCTGCAGTTGCTGATGCAGCCATACCAA